TCCTGGTTCATTTTTTGGGTGCTTTTCCTTAGGCGCATGACCTGGAGGCTTTTGCTGACCACCGCCTTGCGCCTCCATTTTTTTCAAACGCTGTATAAGCAATTGTTTACCTGGAGCTTCCACCATGTCAAGCAAAGATTCTTTGTCAATTGCGCCAGCTTTGAATAAGTTGAACGCCAATTGTTTTGTATCTTCAGTAAAAATTGGGCTGTTAGAGTGAGCATCAACTTTAACTACATAATCGTTAGTGAACTGCTCTGCAATAAACGGCACACCTTCACTGTCTTTGTAATGCGTTGGGTCATAGGCTTGCATGAGCTTGAGGTACAGTGTTGCGACCTTTTCCAAGCTATCTTCCACAATCAAAGCTCGTTTTTTAGCTCTTGAGCTTCCAAGACGAGCCAATTGGCTTGCATGACCAGCAGAACGAACGCCTGATTCGCCTTTTCCTTGCAATACATTGCCAATACCTGAAACTTCTTCAAACATTGCTGAAATTTCGTGGATAACCTCGAAAAGATCAGGTGGCATCTGTGGTGCAAGGCGTTCAGCTTTAGCATTAGGCATATCTGACGATAAAAGACCGCCAGCACGGTTCAAAGCAAAGTTTTTCTCATCCAAAATGCCAGAGAAGCCTGTTAGGGCTGTTGGAGGGCTAACTTGCTTAGATAGCAAGTCCAAAATCTCCACCCAGCGCACATTGAGCAAGGTTTGAAGTTGCATGAGCTTCTGAACTTCCGATGCACCCCAGAAATAGGTTGGCAAAGGATTAGGACAGATCTGAATGAAAGGACATTCGCCTTTTAGGAACAAGGATTCGCCTGGGCGATCATAAATAATGATTCCAGGCGCTGCGCTAGTGACTACTTGATAGTCCTGAGTCTCATCATTCCACACCCATAGCTCAGTCATCTCCACTGTATCTTCAGCGACTTGGGCTTTGTAGCGGTTGACACCGTACAAATCAAGGTTGATGTTACCGTAGATGGTCGGATTGGTTTGACTCATCACAATACGGTTTACTGCATCAGGAATCTCTGATTCGTTGACTCTTGTGCCAGTAACTAAGCGCTTAACGATCTCGTCACGCTTTGGATGGGAATACAGACGGGCGTAAAGCTCCGACTTGGTAATGTAGTAAGTTTGAACAATGGCTTCTTGCCTGTCTGTATAAGGGGTGTCCTCACGCAAGATGCCTACAGAGTCAGGCTCAATCAGGTAAGGATTAATTCCGTTGTTGTACACCAGCTTTACAAAGGTGGTGTTGTAAACCAATGCCCAAGTCAACGCTGTTGAAAATACTTGGTCTGCATTGGAGTTAAGCCACTCGTCATTGAGAGCTTGAGTTAATCGTGGTGTCTTGCGCTGCTCCATGTCATTGACTGAAGCGCCAAGCTGCAATGAAAATCTGGTTGTTTCCGAGCTATACAGGAAACTGGTGAGCTGATCTAAATGCGGGTTGATCTTGTTGAAGTACGCTGGTGGTTCTTCAGGACCTGCGCCAAATAAATAATAAGCCCGCTGGGTGGTGTAATCACCTTTGCGGGCTTCTCTTGATACCAAGCACTTTGCAATGATGTCTAAATAAAAATCTTCTCTTGCTTCAGGGCTTGACGGTATTCTCATTTTTTAATCTGTAAGTTTTCAGGATCTCGTAATGTTGAAGATGGATCAACTCTAGGTCCTGAGTTTATACCAGCCTGTGACGGTGTCAAGCCCGCTGCCTCAGGTTCTTTACCTAGTGATGGTCCAACAGGTTGAGAGAACCGACCAGCAAGAATGGACTGCATATTCATTCCTTGCATTCCGCCACCCCAGACCGCTGCGTCACCAGGGCGGGCTTCCCTTGGGGCTTCCGCTTGCGGGGTTGGGATTTGACGCTTGAGCTTGTCTTTGTCAACGCCTTTTTTGCGGGTTGCGTACTTTTCGGCTTCTGCGTATTGCTTTTCGGTGAATTTATTTCTTTTGGTGAGGAAACCTTCTTGGTGTTCGCCTTCACGGGTGGTTTTGATGTCTGACATTCCGAACTCCATTGCGAGTTGTTTTGTCGATTTGTCCGTGAACTTGGTTTTGGCGCTGACCAAGTTAGGAGCTTGCAAAAATACGACCATAACTTCTTCATTACATCCTTTCATGGGACATTTAGGAGTCCTCGATTCAAAATAACCGTGTTTTGCACAGTGGAAGTCATTTACTACAGCCATTGTTATATCCCCTTCAATTGCTCGTCAAGTGTTAAATCAGAATAATCATACTTCGGTTTAATACCCATGTTAATCTTAATCTCCCCGTTAATCAATGTCAATTTACTTGATTTATGTAAGATTGGCTTGGCTTCTTTGCGATATTGAACAAATAATGAGGTGTCACGGTTTTGCATGATGGCTACTTCTCCGTTAATCCACTCTTGATAGGCTTTTGACACCCTTCTTTGGACATATTCGGTCATTGGTTCTGTTTCATTTAAGAAAACATCTCGAATATGGGATGTAGATAGCCCAGCAAGCTCTGCAAACAAGGGAATAGAGATTCCTCGGTTCTTATCTTTCAAAAACCGCTTAATGATCCGCCTTAGATCCGTTTTACTGTGGATTGCCAGAGGCATTACCATAAACACCAATCCTTTTAAGGTAATCAGACACATTACGCCCTACAGTGAGCTGTTCAGGGGTGAAATCATCCTGTACACGGGATACTCTACGAGTTAATTTCTGATTTATCAATCTTGGCTGCACTTGTTCAGCATAAGCAGCGCAAGCTAGGGCTGTAGCAATAACTCTGTCATCCTTATTGCGCCCAGAAGCCTCAATAGATGACCCATCACGCACAGTTGTTTTCATTTCATCAATGGTGTCAATGTCGTAGATGTCGAGCATCCCACGCTCAAAGTAATCCTTCATGTAAGTGAGCATACGCTCCTTAGTAGCAGCAGTAGTCATCCAGCCAATCGAGTTGGACAAGCCACCCATCGTATCGTTTCTGCGCCAGATATAGTTTTGCATATTGCCGTACACATCCATGAGGTCTTTACCTAAAGCTGTCCCCATTGCAGCAGCTTGACGCTTGAGATTGCGTAGCTCATTGATAACTGCCTGACCTGGACCATTGATCTCTAGGTTCAGCGTAGAGTTTTTGTAAGCACCAGCTAGGTGGGCGATGACCCAAGCAAACTGGTAGGTGTTCATCTCGCTTGTAGCAAATGACGCTACCTGCTCTAGACCATCAGCGTAAACCCTAAGTACCTGTATGCAAAAGCGATCTGCCCAATCTGAAGATCCGTAAGCAGGATCAGCCCCTATGACATAGTAGGCGGTGTCGATTGGTTGTTCCCAGATTTTGAGGGTGGCAAGTCGTTCGGTAGATTTAAGTACTTCCGTGTCTTGGAAATTAACGCCAAAACTATACCTGTACGATTCATAGGGAACTTTCTTTAAACGCTTCATGGCATCCGTACATCTCGCATTGGAGAAGAACGATGTGCCTGTCATCACAAAGGCGTAGTCCTCAGTAGGCGGGAACTCTTGGTACATCAAGGAATCATCCTTAATACCTTCAAGCATTTTCCAACGCCACCAGGCTATCTGACGGGAATTGATCTCCACGCCATAGAGTTTTTTAATATCTCTAACCCACTCTTTTTCTTCGCCCGTGAGTTTACCATCCCAGTACACCTTGTAAGTCTGACCCTCAGGATCTAGGGAGTACAACTCATTGCGCCACCAGCCACAAAAGATTGCCCGCTGTGTACGAGCCTTTTTAGCGGTGACATACATATCGTGAAACATATTGAATCCCCGTGCAGTGGACTCAAATGTGTATAGCCTGTCTGGATTGGTTTCCGCCAAAGACGCTAGCAGGGAAGCTAGTCCTTCTTCGTCTCCCCAGCTTGAGGTTTCTGTTCCATGTAGGTATGTAATAGCCTTACCACGACCCAAACTTCCTTTCGCTCTAAGCCCAGCGACTTGATAAAAGATACGGCTGCGGTTTTTGAGGGAAAGCTGATTTCGGTTGTGAGCAAGGATCGGGATTTTAAACTCTTTGGGCAAACCATCCATATACATG